CTTAAAGTTATGAAACCATCGCGCAACTATGAGGCGCAGGCATGAATCAAAAGCAGTTCACTGGCAACCTTGAGATTAAGAGCCTAGACGAAGGCGGGTTCTTCGAGGGCTATGCCAGCGTGTTTGGAGTTCAAGACTCGGACGGTGACGTGATTGTTAAGGGCGCTTTCAAGGAAAGCCTGGAGGCCCACAAGGCGTCAGGACGAATGCCGAAGATGCTATGGCAGCACGACACCCGCCAGATCATCGGTAAATGGGTCGAGATGTACGAAGATGACAACGGCCTATATGTAAAGGGCCGGATGATTATGGAAGTGCGCCAAGGTCAGGAGGCTTATGCCTTACTCAAAGAAGGCGTGCTTGATGCCTTGTCTGTCGGCTTCAATATCCCCGAAGGTGGCGCAACCGGTATGCGTGGGCTGGTCATTGAAAAAGTTGATCTAATGGAGACCAGCCTGGTCACATGGGGCGCAAACCCTGAAGCGCTAATCACCAACGTCAAATCTATCAAAGATTTTGAGAGGCTCCTGCGTGACGCTGGATACTCAAGAAAGGAAGCCACGGCCATAGCGAGCCGTGGTTACAAAGCGGCATCGGATCAGAGTGATTCTGAGGCTGAAGCGCTTGAAGCGACACGAACCCTCCTAAACAAACTGAAAGGATATTCCTAATGGCTGATGAGCTGAAGGACGTAATCGAAGGTCTGGGCAAGACGTTTGACGAATTTAAGTCAAAGAACGACGAGCGCCTGGCACAGATCGAAAAAAGCGGTAAAGCTGACCCACTGCTGGACGAGCAGCTTACCAAAATTAACTCCAAGCTGGACGAACTCGGTGCTGTTAAAGACCGATTGAGCCAAGCTGAAACCGCACTGGCGCGCAAGAGTGTAGCCGCAGACGATGGCACCTCCGGAAAGATGCAAGAGAAGGCTAACCAGTTTGCCAAGATGGTCGCCAAGCGGCGCGGGATCCCGGCATCTGAAGTAGTCAAAGAGTTCGGCGTTGACGGTTTGGCCGAATACCAGAAGCACTTTAGCAACTGGATGCGCAAAGGCGACAGCTATTCTAATCAACCTGACGCAATGAAATCCCTGTCTGTTGGTTCTGATCCCGATGGCGGCTATTTTGTTGAGCCTGACACCAGCGGCCGAATCGTCACCAAGATTTTTGAAACCTCGCCTATGCGCCAGGTTGCTAATGTTATGACCATTGGCACCAACGCTCTGGAAGGGATCTATGATCTGGACGAGTCTGATGCGGGCTGGGTAGGTGAGACACAAAGCCGTCCCGAAACCGGCACACCGAAAATTGCAGCATGGAGCATCCCAGTACATGAGATGTATGCCGAGCCTCGCATCACCCAGAAGCTGCTCGACGACTCGATGGTTAACGTTGAGGCGTGGCTGGCTGACAAAGTGTCTACAAAGTTCGCACGCAAAGAGAATGCGGCCTTCGTTAACGGTGACGGCGTAGGCAAGCCACGCGGCTTCCTGACTTACGCATCCGGCACCACTCTGCCCGGCACCATCCAGCAGAGAAACACCGGTGTATCAGGCGGATTCGCTACTGGCGGCGCAGGCGCTGACATTTTGATCAACACCATTTACGGCTTGAAGCAGGGCTATCGCTCAGGTTCAAACTGGTTTATGCCTCGCAGCGCTACCTCAGAAGTTCGTAAGCTGAAAGCCTCTGACGGGTCCTACCTCTGGCAGCCGGGCATTATGGCCGGTCAACCCGCTACTCTTCTCGGCTATTCCGTGATTGAGTTTGAGGACATGCCAGACATTGCGGCTGACTCTCTGTCTATCGCATTCGGTGACATGAACGAGGCTTATCAGATCGTTGATCGTGTTGGCGTCCGCGTGTTGCGTGACCCTTACACTGCGAAGCCGTACATCAAGTTCTACACCACCAAGCGCGTAGGTGGCGATGTGCTTAACTTCGAATCCATCAAGATCATCAAGTTTGCGGCGTAACCGCATGGGGCTCCGGCCCCATAACTTAATACAGAGGGTAATACCATGGCAACACGTGACACAACCTCACGCGCTGACGTAGAAGAAAGCATCCGCCCGCAGGTAGCAACTGCCGGGGTTAACGGTCAATCAATCAACCTCAGCGGATCTGACGGTGTTCTTTTTGCCGTATCCATCGGCGCTATCAGCGGAACCGGCGGCGACGCAACAGTAACGCTCGAAGAGTCAGTAGACGACTCGGCATGGACCGACGTTGCAGACGCTGACATCCTTGGCACTGAGCCAACTTTGGCGGCATCAACTGCGTATCAGTTCGGCTACATCGGCACCAAGCAATACGTGCGTGCTGTCTTTGCTAAAGGCACAGAAACCAACGTGGCAGTTGCAGTAATTGGCGTGCGTGGCTACTTGCACCGCGAGCCGCAGGGCTTCAGCGTTGAATCAGTAATCTAAACTACCCAGGGCCACGGACGGCCCTACTCATTTCAAGGTGCTGCGATGAAAGTCACATTAACTCACGACTACAACGTGGCTCCAGAAGGCCATACCACTCTTTGCTTTAAAGCAGGCGACGAGGTAGAGGGCAAGATTGCGGAGATGGCTATCCGTGACGGCAAGGCCAATAAGCCTTCAAAGAAAACGCCTAAGCCACAGCATTCAAAACCTTTCCGGCCTACTCACGAGGGCTAAGATATGGCGCTCCGCCAGACTTTAAATTATAACCAATACCGTGGGCACACCCTAGTTACCGCCCCGCTTGCTGAGCCTGTGTCTGCCACTGCCGTCAAGGACCAGCTTGAACTAGACGCGAACGACGCGAGTAAAAATACCCAGATCGAACTGTACATAACAGCAGCGCGTGAAATGGTTGAAGAGTATACCGGCCTGGCACTGATTACACAGACGTGGAAGCTCACCCTTGACCATTGGCCGAACGACCGGCAGCCGTGGTGGGATGGTGTACGCCAAGGCTCTATTGATGAGCTTCTACAATCCGGCAGGGCGTCGCAGATCCTATTGCCTCGCTACCCCTTGCAGGCCGTTAACACAATCAACTCTGATGGCGTGTCCGTTACTGTTGCCAGCGTGTTTATAGTGGACACCCAACAGAAACCTGGAAGACTTATTGTTAAGCGCGGCGCAACATGGCCAACTGTCCTCGACAACGCCAACGGCATCGACATCGAATACACCGCAGGCTACGGGTCATCAGCATCAGACGTGCCGGCAGCACTCAGGCTCGCCATTATCCAAATGGCCGCGTATATGTTTGAGCATCGTGGTGACTGCGACACAGCAAGCGCTATGAAGATGTCAGGCGCTCAATCACTGGTTAATACCTATAAGGTGGTTGGCCTGTGAAGTGCTGCAACATAAAAGCCGGCATGCTTCGTGAGCCTGTAGAGTTTCAGTCTCAGGTAATCACAAGCGTGGGCGGCGGTGCGTCAGCCATTACTTACACAAACCGTGCCAACGTTCGCGGGGCCTTCAAGCCGATGTCAGGCAGCGAACGCCTATACGCTGAACGGCTGGACGCTACCACCCGTAACCGGCTAGTGATTCGCTACCGTTCGGACTTGACAGAATCAGACCGGGTTATCATTAGAGGCCGGGCCTATCAGATTCGGTCGATAATAAATACAGAGTTCAGAAACAAGTTTTTAGAGATTGACCTCGATGGGGGTGTGGCAACGTGAGCGGCCGCATCGAGGGTCTAGACGAGACCCTAGAGGCTTTCGCCAGGCTAGGCAAAGCCGGAAGTCGTGAAGGCGCTAAGGCTGTCGCTGCAACCGCTCAGAAGGTTAGAGGCGATGCGATCAAGTCAGTTAAGCGCGGAGCTAAGTCCGGCACGGTTTACACTAGGCCACCGGGCCAGAACCTGTCACCAAGGCACCAGGCATCTGCACCAGGGCAGGCACCGGCAACCGATACCGGAAACCTTGTGAGCAGCATTAAGGCAGAATCAAAAGGCCTAAGCGGGCGAGTGTACAGCGATATCAAGTATGCTTTCTGGCTAGAGTTTGGCACGCTAAAGATGGAGCCCCGACCCTTTCTAAACCCGGCGCTTATGGGCAACCAACAGTATTTTGTCGACCAGTTAACCAAGGCAATCACTAGAGCAACGGAGGACTTTAACCGATCATGAGTGCTTACCAGTTACAGCTCGGCATCTATACAGCGCTCAAAGATGACGCGGCGTTGTCTGCCCTTATCGTTGGCGTATACGACAACCCCACTCAGGCAGGCGATCCGGAAGATGATAGCCTGTTTCCTTACGTCACCATCAGCGACGGCACATCACAGCCATGGGACACAGACACAGAGCGCGGGGACGAGTGCATTGCTCAAGTTCATGTATGGAGCAGGGCTAGCCACTCACTAGAAGCCAAGCAGATTCAGGATGCTATATACGGTGTCTTGCATCGTGGTACAATCATTATAAGCGGATCGATTTTTATAGGATCTGATTATATAACTCAGACAGTGCAAAGAGACCCCGACGGCATTACTCGCCACGGTGTTCAAGAGTTCAGAATCATTTACGAGGAAGCATAACATGGCAAGCGAATACGGTCGGAAAGTTGTATTTACATGGGAC